CTGCGTAACCACCGGGTCAAGGCCATTGGCCGCGACGGGGTGCAGCGGGCGGGGACGTACTTAATGACGGTATTCTGGTGCGACGGCGGCTGGAGCGAGGTGCCTGACCAGAGCAAGGATCACCACATCATTGCGCTAGACACCGGCCCATGGATTGCCTACCCGAATAACCGATTGCTGTGGAAAGACCCGTCATGGATTACGGGCGACGTACCGAGGGATTGGAAGTCACCGAGTACCAACTATAGCGTGGAGGGTTTATGCGGCTCCTAAAGCGTATACGGCGGTTCTGGACGAGGGTTTACCACGACAACTGGCGGCGCGTTCCACCGCCTATGTGGGCCTGTAAGCGCGGCACGGGGAGGGAATACTGGTGATAGACAACGAAAGCCCACCGGGGGCGTGGAAAGCCGAATTAGAGCGTGCGCCTTGGGCCTACGGGCAGCGCAAACCGCCGACCCTACAGGAGGTGCTATGGACGCTCCGAAAGTGCGGGTTTAGCGTAGAGGCCGACATCATTGCAGCCGAGTTGGCAAAGTCCACGGTTGAAACTGCAAAAAGTATTTCCCCTGACACTTAACGACCCCCTCTAGGAGGCCGTTTACGCTGTCATGGGCGCAGCCCCAGCCCTGTCCATTCCACGGGCAACAGAACACGCACCGGGCGCACGGTTCGGGCCTTATATCTTCTTGCCCCGAAACCATGCTTCACCGCGTTCTATGACGCAAAGTTCGGGCTGGAGCAGCAGACCCTTGTGGAAGGTCAGAACGGCAAAGCCTGACGCCCAGTTAAGCGGCCCTGCCTCCGTATAGTTAAACTGCGGCCCTTCCGGCTCCGCAAGGGTGCCGGTGTCTATACCGTAACGACGGCCCCTGTAATCGCCCCACGGCGTTACCTGCAACTTGTGGAGGTGTCCGTGGGCATAGTGGACGCCAGAGCGTAGGGTGCTGTTATAGGCGGCGTGAACCCCGCCGGATACAGGGCGGTGTCGGACGGTCAGCCAACCTTCCGTGTTTTGGTTGATATGCACGCACCACCCGGCCCGCCAGCGTGGCAGGTAATCCAACAGCGTCATGCCGGTCATTTCTTCAAACTCACCGACACGGGTGGATAGGTAATTTTCAAACCGAGCGTCGTGGTTGCCGATGGTACGGAGCAGTTTGGCCTTATCTGCCGCACGCTCAATCTCTGCGACCCGATCCTGCACCGCGCCGATCTCGTCCTTCACCATCGGCTGCTTTTCCCACATGATGCGGGCGTGGCGGGAGATACGCGCACCGTCCAAAACGTCACCGTTCAGGATGACCATTTTCGGACCAAGTTCCTTGGCTAACCGACAGAGGGCTTGGTGTGCCTCGGTGACGATACCGGGCCAATAGTGGCAGTCCGAGGCGATCAGCACCACGCCGTCTTTAATCTCCTCCACCATATCGCGCTCGTACTTCCTAGCGCGTTCGGCGGCAAGTTGATTAGCGCGATTACCCGCCGTGGTTTTGGGACCGTCTTGGTTCTGCCTAAACGAGGCTTCTAGCGTGATCCCGTATTTCGCTTCCATAGAGCGACGGCGTAGATGCGCAGAGCGGGAATCCATGCCGAAGAATTTGGCGACTTTGGATGGGCTTTGTAGCCGATTCCAAGCCTCTATAAACTCGTCATCGCTTGTGTATTTTGGCATTGCGAGTAACCTTGATGCCGAGTTCCTTTCGGCGGGCCTTGGTGGCCTCGTCATCACGTTCAGCCATCCACTCCAGATGACCGTCCACTAATCGGTATTGTTCTTTGTGGACTAACGCGCAGTCGCAACATTCGGCGTGGGTATAACCCTTAATGCGATACCATGTTCCGTCGTTTATTTGGACGGCTTTGTATCGGTCTTTCTTTGCCATTCGGGCTTCCCCACTCCTCGGCTGAAATGCGGTGTATCCACCAATTTCACGCCGTTCCCGCCCCACGAATTAAGTGGATGCAGACTCTCCCAGTAAGCCCCTAGGGGAGCCAGAACGGCCTTGTCGTAGCATAACTCATTATCTTTGAAGAAGTTAAGGTCTACGGCACGGCGCTGGAGGTGAAGTGAGTTCATCGTGCGGGAACGCCCAGTTTTGACGTATATCTGTTGCTGTTCAGGGGTGCGATAGAGTTCACCCGCCGTCACCACGAAACCAAGTTCTGTAGCGCGGTTAATGAGACGGCATACGTCAAGCAAGAAAGCGGCTTGTTCAGCGACGTTGCTCATTTGAGGGCGTCCCGTAACTGATCAGCCTTGTCCTTGCTGCCCTGACTGCTGCCGAAGTAGTACGACACGATCTGCGTGGCGATGGCAGAAAGTACGCCAAGGACGTAAATCAAAATGTCTTTGCGGGAAGTCTCTACAGGCGTGTTGTCAAACATGACAACGCCAAACAGTACAAAAGTCAGCAGCAAGATGAACAGCGCGAGAACGGGAGTCACGATTTTATTCAACAGAGGGGCTTTATCAGAGGTAGCAATCGCAACCTCCCGCTCCCGCGCCGAATCCGTATCCTTGAGTCGCAGTTCTAATTCAGCAAGGTCTAATTTGTTTTCCTCAATCCTTAGGCGCAGCAGTTCTTCTTCGTGTTCCATCTGCGCCATCTGAACCTTTGCCATGTCCTCGGGCGACATATCGGGCTTCAGTTCCACGCCTAACTTGTCCTCTACCACCTTTTTGCCTTTGGCAAGGACAGCGTTTGCCACTAGCCCAAGGCCATTAGCAAGGAGAGGTTTGACGATAGGCAGCAGCGCGGCAGGAATCATTTGTCAGCCTTGTCCTCAAGACGGTCAAATATCTTGCCTAGCATATTCTTAATGTCGTCAATGTCGCGCTGATATCGGGCTTGGTCGCGGTTATAGGCGTCCTGCGTGATATAGGTGTGCGGCATCTCACGCACGTCTTCATCCAATTTGTCTATGGATCGGGAAATGTTGTTCAGTATCCAACCGCCAAAGAGGCCCGCGACACCTACGATGATGTTGAACAAAAACTGTCCTTCCATGTCACTTGCTGCCGTAAATCTCGTCTAGGTTATGAAATACGACCCACATATAGGCAATGCACATGATTGCCGTGAGTCCCCAAAGGTTGGCGTACCACAATGCCCACACGCCCGTCAGTTTTACCGCCACCATCACGGTCAGCGCATCAAACCGCTCAAACAGTTTGGCGAGGAAGGGGTTTAACTCCCTCCCGCCGTGTTTCAGCGCCGTCAGCGTTGTCCAGATGTCAGCAATCTGGAGGCCGATAAAAATGACGAGAAACGCGGTGTTCATTGCTTGGTTTCTTCCGTAGGCGGCAACTGCGCCTCCACCTGCGCCTTCAGTTTCTGCCAGAGCGGGTGTGCGCCTTGCGAGGTAGGGAGTGACCCAAGGAGATTGACCACCGCGACGGCCTCCTCTAGCGACATTTCTAACTTTGCGTCGGACATTACTTACTCTCCAATGCGGCGACTTTGGTTTCCAACTGTTCAATACGGGCCATTGCTTCTTGCAAGGCGACGGCGGCTTTCATCAGTAAAATAGAAGTTTTGACAGATTTGGTGGTAGTACCAAGGTCGTTACCATCTCCGTCTCGGTCGGCGTGTTCTTCCACAAGCCCCGGAGATACTTGCTCCACTTCCTGCGCGACGACACCTAACTGCATGATTCCAGACGGATCGTCCTTCATCTTGAACTTACGAAAACGCAAGCCCTTGATGTCAGCCCACTGTGAACCCGCGTCCACAATGTCGGTTTTCATCTTGGCATCAGAGATTGTGCCGTATGAGCCATTGACATTAGTTACGTTGCCAGAGTCGGCAACGCGCATCCGATAGTTAGCGCCACCATCGTTATAACACGACAAATAATAAAAAGTATTATTCGTGGTATTACGTGAAGCAGTGACATACAAAATGTCGTTTGCATACGATGCGTTGCTTGCGCTAACAACAGCACCGACTCCGGTTCCCGTTTGACGAAGTTCGTGATAAGAGGATGTGCTTCCGTAATAAGTTCCATCATTACTAAACTTGCTATACCCCCCGCTCGTGATGCGGGCGCGTTCGGTGTTGTTGGTGCCAAACAGCAAGTCAGAATTAGCGCGTTGGTAAACATACGCCAGCGCAGAGCCGGTGCCAGCAAGCAGGCCAATGTTGAAGTTGCCAGACGCAGCGTTGGTAAACGACAAGCCCGTGCCGGGGTCGCCAATCGTCAATCGGCTTCCAATAGTCGTCGTCCCGATGCCAAGGTTGCCGGAGGAGTCGAGGCGCATACGCTCGGTGTAGCCGCTTGGGTTGCCAGTTCCAAATATCAGACTGCCATTACCTGCGGCAGTACCCAATACCCAACGGTCAGCAACTGAATCTTCTGTGAACGAAAGCCAACCGCTTTTGCCGCTGTTGGGACGAATGTGCAGTTCGGCAGCAGTTGTAGATGAGTTGCGTGCGGTAATGCTTCCAACCACAGACGGCAAAATTGCAGCGATAGTGCCGGAAAAACTGCCGCCGCCATTTACATCCAACTTGGCCGCAGGCGAACTCGTCCCGATGCCGAGGTTTCCAGCAGAAGTTAGCGTTGCATAAATCGTCGCAGATGGCCCGGCTCCAAAAGAAAGGCCGCCACTTGAATCTCCTTCAATATATCCGCGATAAGTGTTACCAGAACGAAGCGAAATATTGGGGTTTCCAGATGCCGGATTTAAGTCAAGGTTTACCCCGTTAAACAATAACGCCGTCCCACTCGTCGCCACCTTGCTGCCATTCAGATACAGCACGCCGTTGGCGGTTCCGCCGGAGAGGACAGGGTTGCTTGTAAAAGTCGCCACGCCACCGACGTTCAGCGCCGAGGTAATGGAAACGTTGGCGAAGGTCGCGTTACCCGTGCTGTTTATTTGCGAGACGACTTGGAAGCGGGTGCCGTCGTACACAACGACTACAACCTCACCGCTCTTAATGTCGCCCGCTGCAAGGGCTACCGAGCCGTCACGGGTCACAGCCTTTGCGCCAAGTCCGTCAATGTTGAGCGTGACGGTCGTGGTGTTATCGCCCGCCGCGATGAAGTAAAACATCTGACCGGCGGCATACGCCGTGACCGTGGGCGATCCGACAGCCGTGATGGTGTCAGCGCCAGAGACGGAGGCAAGCAGTTTGACGACCGAGGACTGAACCTGCGAAAGGTTAGCCGAGTCGGTTGCCGCAGACCCCGCGCCAAGTCCCGTGAACTTGTAGTTAGACATCGGGATGTTGGCGGTAACGGTGGTCTGCCCGTCCTTGGTGATACAGGTGGAAAGACCCGTCGCCAAATCGGCTGTCAGCGCGTTAAACGCGGTGGATGAAATGACGGTGCCAGAAACGACTGGCTGACCGGCGGTATTGATTAAGAACGAACCCGAGCCGTTGAAAGACATCTGTGTTTACTCCTGTCCAGCCAATGCACCAGTACGACCTGACAACTGCCCTGCAAGGGCTTGCTGACGGCGACGGCGTTCCATAAACGATCTCATGTCACGAAGTTCTGCTGCGGCAGGTTCGCCGCGCAACAATAATAGTCTTGCCAATTCTTTCCGCGATTGTTCAGGCATACGCAACTGCGAGAACTTGCGGCTGACGCGCTCCACAAGCGGCAAACCGCCAGCCTGTGCCGATTGGGCAAGGTCAAGGGCGTCCATCATGGCTCCCTGATCCTCTGCGCGTGCGCCTAACTTAAACGTCTGCGAGCCTTGACCCGCACGTTCAACGCGACGGATTTCCTCTTGCTGCAAAATGGCTTTCTGAAACTTGCGGAAGTCATTGCCAAAGATGGTTCGCAGTTTGGCTTGCAAGGTTGGTTCTTTGTACAAGTTCAGCAGCCGAGTCTGCCCCGCCCCTGTTCCTGCCAAGTCACGAATACCCTGCACCGCACCCATGCGGAACGCTTCAAGTTGCGACGGTTCCAAATCAGCCATTGTTGCGGCAAGTTCTTCCGCGTCCTCTTTTAACGCATCACGTCCACGCCGCATTGCGCTTTCTAATTGCGCTTCACCTTCAAACGCTTGTCGGGCCTGACGGTAAATGCTCTGACCTTTGGCGTCCTTTGGCGACAGTTCGTCAAGTTTTGCAATGAGGCTACGACGCAACTGGGTATAGGCACGGCTTTTTTCCGTTGACTTACCAAACTCACCCTTTGCGGCTTCTTCAATGTCGTACAGCGTGCGCTTAAGGTTATCCAATACCTCAAACGGCACTCTGTCACCCGGTCGCAAAGTGCCAAGGTCAAGTTTGGCGGGCATACCGCGCACCGCCGCAAGTTCTTCCGCATCAGCAAAAGTTTTACGGGATCGGGCGATTAGGTCAGCCAATTCTTTATCTACAACAAACTCTTGGCCTTCTAACTGCTGATAAAACGGCGCTGATTTCGCACGCGCATCTTGAGAAAACTGTTGCACCGTTGCGCGGAACGGCACGCCTTGTGCGTCTATTGCCGCTTCAGCGCCCTCAACCAACGACGGGCCGCGTTGGGCTTGAATACGGCGTGTCTCGGCGTCAATCATGCGCTGCTGTGCGCCCGGAAGGTTACGCAGCAAACCAAGTTCTTCGGTGGTTTCCCGACCTGTTACGGCAAGTGGCGCATCTGGGCCAAACTTACGCAACCGGGTTTCTGCAATCGTGATCGGGTCGCCGCCTGACATAATGCGGGCTTCCGCATCACGCTCTAACAGTTGCGCGAGACGTTCCCGAGCCGGGGTTGTAGCAAATTGCCCACCTACACCGGGCAAGCGGGGGCCAATCTGCCTCCCCAATACACCAAGGGTTTTGCCGCCAGCGCCAAACGCACCGCCGTACAACGTACCCTCTGCCGTCTTTTTAGCAACTTCCGCAGAGAAATCCTCTGGCGTTTCGGCTTCGGTTGAACCGACCGCGCTTAATGCGCTTTGCCCAACAATGGGACGCAAGAATCTTGCGCCACGGGTAATCATGCCAGCCGTAGCCGGAACTGCTGATGCGCCCATCGTCAATGGGAGAGTTGATGCAGCGCCCAAAATTTCTGACGTTACTGCTGCGCCCGGACGCTCCCGAGCAAACGATTCTGTCGCGCCTAACACACGCTGTTTAGCAGGGTCGTAAAGCGACATAGGGTCTACAGATGGGGTGCGGATTCCCGCCATTGCTGCGCCACGCTGTGCTTCGGAAGCGCCCTGCATTGCCAAAGCGCCAGCCAGTTCGTCAGCAAAGTTAAACGTAGCGCCCTGTGCTGCCGTTAAACCCGCACGCGCCGCCGTTGGCATATTTGCACCACGGTTGTACTCAACGCGACGAGCCATAGCCTGATCGTGTTTTTTGTACGCTTCTTCAGGCGATGCCGCGTCGTAAACTTCACCTTCAATTCTAAATTTTGGCATTGCGATTACCTCGGACGCGGCGGCAAATCGGTAATGGGTTCTTCTTCAACCGGCCCAAATGCCGTTTCAATTGCTTTATCCATTTCCGGCGTCCACGCACGGCCCGCACGAATTCTCGCCGCCGTTGCCAAATCTCTAACGCGCTTCTTTTTGGCGTCAATGCTTTCCTTTGACTCTCCAAATCTTGGCAATATGGCAGCGCGTTGTCCTGCCAACTGTTCTTTTGTATAAGCCGCGCCGGTTGCCAAGGTCAGCAACGCATCAATCATGTCCGTTTGTGCGGCGGTTACGACCTGACGCTGCGGCGACTGCGCAAGATATGACGCTTCGTCAACACCCGGCAATGCCGAAACAGTTGCTTCTTTTAGCCCCGGCGTAACTGCTCCCGGCTCGGCTCTTGTGGCTGCGTTAATCGTGCTAGCCGCATTGACCACTCTGGCTAGGTTATACGCATCTTTACGCTCACCTTCAGATGGCATATTGATGTTAGTAACCGGAGCGGGCCGAGGAATTGGAACCAAATCTGCGTAATTCCCCGAAGTGGCAAATTTTGCAATGCTCGCCGGAGTAAAGTCGCCGGGCGAAGGTTTGCCAATTTTTGATTCCGCTGGGCCAGCAATCGTTGAAACACGGTTGCCGCCACGTTTTCCAAATTGAACGTATTTGTTATCAGCGCCCAAAACCGGCGCATAAAATTCTTCACCCTCTGGCGTCTCCAACATTTTGGCAAGACGCTGCGCCATCAACGGGCGGTTCTTCAGCGCCGCTGTGCCAACTTCCGTAGAGGCCATCTCTAACGCTTCTTGCGGATTGAAGCGGTACTGCGCGGTCGGCGTAACTTCCTGTAACTGTCCCGATGCACGCTGCGCGGCTTCCTCTGCGTCAATACGTGCCATCTGTTGTTCGGGGGTGCCGTAATCAGGCAACTCCGATACGCCGCCCATACGTCCAGCAAGACGTTTGGCGTAATCGGATTCTGTCGCTTTAGCCTCTTTTTCGGCTTCCTCTGCTTTACGCAACTGACGCGCTGTCAAAAACGCCTGAAGTCCCTGCACAAACGGGGCTGCTTTAGGGATCGGCGCACCCTGAAACTCCATTGGGTTGTACGCCTGTTGAGCAAGCATTTCTGCCATGCGCTGACGGCGGCGGGCTTCCATCGCCGCACGCTCGTATTCGGATGGCATCCTAAATGTTGAAACGTATTCAGCCATTCTCAAAACTCCCTCTGTCCGGGCCGCCCTGCGGGTTCACCATGCCGGGGGTCTTGGGTTTGCGCGGGTACATCCGAGCAAACTGACGCGGGGCAGGGTTCATGTCTGCGGCGTTCTGCGGCGGGTTGTACTGCATATCGGTCTGTGCGCCAGCGTTGTTGCTGATCTGCTGGCTCTGGCCCTGCATCTGCAACATACGCGCTAGGCGCTGACCGCGACCCCCGTTCATCGTGGCGGGTGCATTAAACGATTGGTAGGGCGTTCTCATGTTTTAACCTCCCTTTCCAAATAACGATTTGGCGATGCCGCCGCCGATTGGGCCGCCGAGTGCGGAACCGGCTAACCCGGCGACTCCACCCAACAATCCCATTTGGGCGTTGTAACCCGCCATCTGGTTTTGGTAGTTCTGTTGTGCAAAGTTTCCTGCCGCCTGTGTCGCGCCAAAGATTGGTGCGGCTCCCACTTCCGCGCCTTGGTAGGCTTGGAACTGCGGCATCTGCACCTGTGCGCCACCCATGATCGCAGCGATTTCGTTGAGCGGCTGTGCGCGTAGCGCCAACTGCTCTTGCAACGCGGCTTGACGCTGTGCGTTCTGGAACGCTGCGGCGGCTTGTGCTTGATTGAACCCTTGCGACTGGAGTGCGGCAGCGGCTTGAGCCTGTTGCAAAGCCGACTGCTGCTGTGCGGCAAGCGAGGCATTGTAAAGGCCAGCCATATCCATCTGCTGACCAAAGCCCTGCGCCTGACGGCCCAACTGCGCTTGATACTGCTGCATCGCGGCGGCTTGGTTTTGCGCCAACGCCTGATTCTGCAACTCTTGAGCGGCAACCTGCTGCCCAAACACCTGTTGTGCGGCGCGGTTCTGCGCTTCGGCAGACGACATCCCTTGAGCAAAGTTCTGCTGCACGGCGCGGTTGTACATATCTTGCGCCGATTGCCCCATCTGGAACGCCATCTGCTGCGCTTCGCGTCCGAACTGACCCGTCTGCAACTGCTGTTGGAAAGCCTGTGCTTGGGCCTGATTGGCAGCCTGTTGTGCGGCAAGTCCCTGTTGGAAGTTTTGTCCAACAGCCTGATTCGCCAACTGCGCTTGTGTTGTACCCATGCCAAACTGCGCCTGACGCGCTTGATTGGCAAGTTCGGCTTGAATCTGGCGCTCGCTAAAGCCCTGCGCCCGCATCTGGGCATCCAAATTGATGCCTTGCAGCGCGGCTTGTTGAACAAGGTCGTTAGCCCGCTGATTAAACAACTCAATTTCGCGGTTGTACGCTTCGCCACCCGGCGTCAAACCTTGGTTGCGAAGTTGGTTTTCAAGGGCAGCGCGATCCCGCTGCAACTGCGGCGAGACACGCGACATGATCGCTTGTTGCGCGGTCGTTCCTGCGCCTACCGGAAGTTGGGCGAGTCCAGAAACGTCAATAGACTGCGCTAACCGTTCGGCAGGTACAAAACCCTGTGCGAAACCGTACTGTCCCGCTTGTGGGCCACCGGCAACGCGCCCTGCCATAGACAAATCAGCCCCAGCAATCTCGGTTGGTGCGGCAGGGCCACCGCCCGCGAAGCCGTATAAACCCGCCTGTGGGCCGTAATTAACGCCCTGAACCGACGCTCCTGCGCCCGCACGGCCCATTGCCGTAATGTCAGGGGCATTGGGCAACGCTTCACGTTCAAACCCACGCTGAAACTGACCCATGGAGGCCAAATCTGGCGTAGTCGGCAGTTCGCCGTAACCGCCAAACCTAAACTGCTGCTCGGGCAATCCTTCCGGTCGGAATGTATCGCCATAAATTTTGCCAACTTTGGTGATGGCTTGTTCGCCAAGGCCAGACAATGCCAACTCAACCCTCTGCTGCGCTTTAAGGGTTTTCTCTGCATCTTCGGTTAGGTACTGCTCAATAAACGGCGTATCCAAATCGGTGCGACTTGTAAACTGTTGCTTGGTTGGCGCAACCGGCATCCCCGTATTGGGGTCGTAAGTTAGGCCACCCTGCGGCTGTGCGCGGAACCCGCCCATCAGCGTTTCTTGTTCATCGGTCAGGCCAGTACGAACGCGATCTTCTTGATCGTAGGTGGGGCCGGTAAATGGGCTAGTCGGCAAACCACCCGGCGCTTGCCCACCTGAAGGCTGGAACGGCTGACCTGAAGCCTTGGCAGCGTTGTACGCCTCCAACTGCTTGTTGTAGTCAGCCATAGCCTTGTCGTAACCCGATTGGTCAAACGTCTCACGACCAAACGTCACGCGCTGCCCACCAAGGGGCGTGCTGATGTTGGGGTTAGAAAGGCGTGCCGTGAGGCGTGCGGCCTCAAGGTTGGCTTGGCCCTGCTGTTGCGCGGCTCCGGCGTAATCAGGTGCCGGTGGAGGTGCTGGCGATTTTTTGCCCATAACGGTGTCCTAAAAAACGACACGCATCGCGTGTCATGGTCAGGAAAACAATATCACCGTTGGTGTCGGCATCCTTTAGACGCGCTTCCTCGGTGAAACCCATATTACTCACAAGTTTTAACGCTTTCACGTTCCCGCTGCTCACGGGGGCGATGATTTTGTCAACCCCGCAGACGTTGAACGGATAATCAAAAACGGCGGCAAGGTAGGTCGGGGTCAGGCGATCAAGAAACGCGATATGGCAGACAATAGATCGCCCGTTCCAGTTCTCGTACACCACGCCACATACCAACTCGTCGCCTTTCTTTAGGCCAAGGGCGTTGGAGCGTTCGGCGTGATAGCCGCCGCCCGTGTGTTGACACACCCATTCGCCCACATCGGGGCCGCTTGTTATATGCCAGCCCATCCGAGTTGAAACACCACGTCAGTTGATGCCCATTGAATCGCCGTTTGCTTGCTGCTGCTCTGCAACTGCACGGCACCGCAATAACCCACGCCTGTCACACCCTGCCAGTTGTTCTGTACTTCCAAGTCAGAACCCCAAACCGCCACGTCCCACAGCCCCGTACCCCATAAACCTACGGGTGATGGCGTAAACGACAACGGGGCCAAGTTATCGGCAATGTTGAAATCCACATTTATGCCGATTGTGACCGAGGGGGTGCTGTTGGTGAACAAAGACGGACGCGCACGGGTAAAGATTTTCTTTACGCCCCGCGTCTCAAAGTAGTTAAACGCTTGTAGCGCCTTGCCGACGATGTTTGACGTATCGTCCATGTATTCGGTGGAACCCGTTGTCCACGCCTTTGCGACATACCCAGCGGCACCGAAGTACAGTTCGTCGTTGAGCAGGGCAAACTGAAAGGCTTTCCAATTCGTAAACTTGCACCACGCTTTCGTGATGTTGTTCATTACGAACTGCTCTTGTGCGCCTTCGCTCACCGGCACGTTTACAATCAGCGCATTGTTTTTCGGGTTATAGATCATTGACCACCCGAAATTGCTGCCATACAGCGCAGCCGCCGCCGCAAATGCACCTTGAATCTTGTCTGACAGGGCTACGTTGGGGTCAAGGCGAGAGGATTGCAGCGCAGAGGCAAGCGGGAGCAAGCCATCTAGCGTCAGAATAAGCAGGTCGCCGCCATACTTCATCAGACAGCGGTTGCCGATGGGCGAACCCACAATCCAGTTACCGATGACCGCCCAAGTAGAAGCCGAAGCCGGGTCGGTGCCGCGATAAACGATAACCTCGCCCTTGCTCGTTACAAACACAAGGTTGTCATCCACGCCGTAGCCCGCATCAATCGTCCATGACGCCATCGCAACCAAATAACCGCCCAAACGTGCGACAGCAGACAGATCAAACTGCTGCGCTGCACCGCCTACGCTGGCAGTCGGCAAATACCATGCTTTCAGCGTGTTCTTCTCAATAAACCACATTCGGTTCTTGAAAAGCGTCGGGCAGGTCAGCGTCGTAGTCGTGACGCCTGTAATGGCGGGCGTGGAAGCGCCGTCAATGGCTGTCCATGTTGAGCCGTTGTAAAGGAGCGGCTTGTCTACGCCATTTGCGGCATAGAGATAGTTACCGCCCGAAGTCGTGACGTTGGTGTATTCCCATCGGGCATTGGTCAACCCGCTTACTGCCGCAGCGCCTACCGCACCGGCTGTGGTTACGTCGTAGATTTTGCCGTCTGAAAAGGCAAAGAGTTTGTTAGCCGTGGCACCGGCATAGGTCGCCAGCGTTTCTACGTCATCTGGCAAGCCGGTCGCGTGTTTACTGAACCCACCACGCAGATTGACGTTGCTGACCCCCGGAAAATAGTTCTCTAATTGCACAGCGTCCGTTGGAGCCATATTGGCTAACGAATCGCGTGCGTTCCAGCCGCCCACGGGTGCGGGCAAGGAAGCCACATTGGCCCTTGCCTGTTGAACTAAACGTCGGGCCGCCCGTGCCATTAGTTGTCGTACCCGTAGCCGCTGTCAGGAATGTTGTCGTAGCCGATCAACACCGTACCCGGACGCGGGGCGAAGGACAGGTTAGCCGCCGCCGTGTCTTGCGCGATGGCGGTTTCAAGTTCGCTAATGTAATCGCGGAAAATCGCGGTCGTGTCAAAACCCTTGGCCTCAAAATACTTAAGTTTTGTACCAAGGACTACAACGCGATCTGGGTAAATCGTGATGTCGTTGTCAGCGGTAAACGAGTTTTTTGGCACGCCATCTGCGCCAATCGCCCACGCCGCACTACGGTACTCAAAGCCGAGCAACTCCCCGGCGTTGACACCGGGCCAAATCTGGAAGTATTCGCCAAGCAAACGCCAGCGGATACGGGGGCCGGTAGAGATATAGCCCGAGAGCAGCCATTCCCATTGCTGCGGCGACTCGGGGCCAAGCATTTCCCAACGCTTGGACTTATCCCAATGCGTGCGGTTGACCGACGAAACGTAATCAGCGGGCAGCGCATACTTTACCTTTTGGAAGTTAAGCGCCGCGCCCACTCCCGCCTCAGTCGGGTAATAATTGATCGTAACCGAGGTTGAGTTCGGCACCGAGGTCACATAAGTTGCGTTCGGGATGCCCTGACCCGATACCTGATAGGTCGTGTCAATCCCGGCGCTAGAGGCAACCGTGAGCGTTGTAGAGGCCGTTGTCCACGACCCCGTGATAGAAGTCGCTTCGGTGTAAAACGTATGCTGCTTGGTCAACTGTCGCCAATCAGCCCGACGCAACAACTCGTACCCACAAGCGTTCATCAACGCAAGAATCTGGGAAACGTCTTGGTTGGGGTTGCCCGCGACCGTTGCCGGTACGGGAAGGCCCAATTCACCCGTCACTTGCTGGACGAGTTGCAGCATCGTTGCCATACGCTATGCCTCTTTTTGTACCTTCGGCGGTCGGCCTCGGCGCGGGCGATCAGCCAACAATTCAGCCATCTGCGCCTGAAGTTCTGCCAACTGCTTCTTGGTGTTGTCCAATTCCTCCGCAGTCTCGCTGCGGTTCTTGCGGGTGATGTAATTCTTGGCCCGCTCACGCAGTCCAGCGCCACCCATTCCGATGCGCTGCAACTGCAAGTCCGAGGCGGCGGCAACCTGCTCAACCGTCTGGAACTTCAAAATGCGTAATTCTTCAATCCATGCCTTGCTGACCCCATCCGGGTCGTCCTTTGACCATTCTTCTAGCGATATACCAATGGCAGGAGCGTCTTGCTCATTCTGCGTCATTTGGAAATACAGCCATTGGCGCGGGAATCGCTGTTTGTGATCCTCGCGTACCGGCTGCTCAATAATGGTGTTTTTGTCTCCGGGAATAGTAATCCGCACAAACGGCTTACCTTCGTATCCCTTCAGTTCGGACACATAAAACTCAACGTGCAACTGTGAATCACCGTTGGCTACATCGCTATCAAGGGGCATCGTCGTTCTCCTGTGGGGAAATTACAGGTTGTTGACCTGTGTGATCGTGCAAATAACTGACGGAATCGCGGGCCACACGCTTGTGGCGGTGGCTGATAGGATTCTAGCGTTCGTGGAATCAGTAGCCCACATCAATTCCACGTAATTCGTTGGTTCTAACTGAATAACAAAATTCCATGCTGCAACCGTTCGGGCTGCCGTACCTTGGATAGCAATCGTGCTGGCGGTGTTGGCGACATTGCTGCCGTTCTTCCGCAACCAGATATAGACGTTTGCTGTGCCGCCCGAGGTTTCGTCCAACTGTGCCGAAAACTGCACGTTGTAAACGCCTTGGTTGGCAACAACTAGCCTAGAGGTTGGCGAGCCGATAGAGACACCGTTGCTGCTGTCGGTCGTGTTAAACGTCATGGCATACGCGGTGTTAATGGATGCCGCCGTCTGTATGGTGGTATCCGAAAACGCACCGTAATGCAGGATCGGAACCGAGCGTCCAAAGCCCTGTAGTTCCTCCCACAACGTATTGCTCGTCGCAAAAAACAAGGCCGAGCAACCAGAACTGATTGTGCCGTACCCTGCTGCGTTAATTGTATCGGTGGCGCTGTAGGGATAAACCGTCAACGGGTTTGCGCCGCTGTTTTTAATGATGACTGTTTCGCCCATTTCGGCTTTGGGCAACTTAACGCCCGAACCCGAAGTCACCGTGGAGACATTCGTATAAACATACGAAATTGTCGTGGCATTGCCCGCCGAGGTTCCGGCAGCCGATAAAGTGCTTATACCGTCACCGCAAATGGAAACGGTTTTTAGGCTATCTACCCCTGCGCCAAGAACTCGGGAGGGTATCGCCATCAGGCTACCAAGTTCAGGACTTTTCGTTCGGCGAGAATTGCCGCAATCAGTCCCGGCCCCTTGGCCTCTACGGTAATGTCCGGCATCACCGTAAAAATCATCTGGAATTCGTTGGCTTGCTGTGCCATTGCGGCGTTGCAAGTAAATTTACGCTTTTCGGGGCCGTCGCCCACATACACATCTAGCGTTGGGCCAGTCATTTCGCCCGTAAATCGCTTAATACCGTCTGCACGGTTACAACTGTCGTACCCGTACAACACAAAGTTGCGGAAACCGAGTAGGTAGCCAATGTTAATGGCACGCATACCCGAGGTCGTGCCGCCGCCAATCGCTAATTTGCCGCCACCCATCGCCTTCATCTCTGGGCCTTCCGTCCATGAGTGCCACAAAACGACCTTGCGGCCTTTTAAGTGGTCAAACGTCACGGGCGGGCAGCGCGAGGCTACAAGGTAGGTCGTGCGGTCGTTGGCCTTTTGGATACCGCTAGTGCGGTCACGCGGGTCAAGGTTGACCCACAAGTCAGGCTCTACGCCGTTGTCGCACAAAAAGTCGTGCGCGGCCTTGACCGCCACAATGGGGCGACCCTTTTTGCGTTCTTCCTTAATCTCATCAATAAACGAGGGCATTGACCACCCGCTCGCTACGCACACAAACGTACCGTCGTGGACGCAAGGAGCGGGGGCCAACTCTGGAAGCCCACGGGACAGGGCTGAACGCACGTTCTCTGCCAATTCGGCAGGATCGCCCGCAGCCTGTACCGTAAGTTCCAGTTTTTTCATGGTTACGGGGTCACGTTAGCCGGGACCGGGATAACCATCGTGAACGCCGCCACAGCCGTCATGGCAGAGGTCGCCGAGGCAGTCACTTCCGTGACCACGCCAGCCACCAACGCACCCGACACCGTAGCATCGTCCAACACGCCTTCGGTGCTGGTCGTGTAGAGGGCCACCGCCGGGAGGCAGGAAGCCGACACATTGACACGCACCTTACCGCCGGTCTGAACCCAGCCGTAGTCACCCGAGGCGATGGACACCTGCGCGAAGCCAACACGCTTGGTGCTGGCAACACGGGCGGTCGTCGCGTTCGTGGCGATGTTGGTGTTGGGGATGCAGACTGCGTTGTACTGCGAGATGTTGGAGGCAGCACGGACATACACCGCAGTACCACCGTCATCAAGCGTTACCATCGTACCCACATTGACAGCAGGAGAACTCTGCGTGTCGGTCAGGGAAGGGTACGCGAACCCATTAACAATAACTGGCATTTTCGTGTACTCCTATTAGGCGATCAGAACGCCTTGGAACTGGCTGCCCGAGCAGGTCAAGTTACCGGCCCAGCCAATCAGTTTAACAATGGCGTCTTGGTTGACGGCCTGACGCTCACCACCAATCGGCACAAAGTTCCGATCCTTGTGAGGACGGAAGTGCAGATACTTGGTGTTGAGGAACCACATATGGTTCGCATTGCCAGCGCCGCTGTTGTACGAGGACGAACCGATACCACCGTCCAGCACCACGTCGGAGGCCATGCCCGCGCCGTAATACTTGAGGGCGGCAAAGCCCGCGCCCGCCATGCCAGAACCGCTATCGGTAATACGCTGAATCGCCTGAAGCGACTGGAGGTACAGACGATAGTAGTTGTTGTCGGCAACGATCAGGTCAGGCTTGTCGGTGCCACGAATCAACTGAACCGCCACCGCATCCATATACTGCTGGATGTTGGAGTAGGTCACAGCCGCGCCACCATTGGTCAGGCCCGAGTAAGCCACCGACTGCCAGAACGTCCACACGGCGCGGTTGATGCCGCCGTAGGTGCCAGAGGTCGGGACATCCGGCACCGCCGCAGCAAGACCGTCAAGGTTCTTGCCCGCGTTGCCCGTGCCGTCGCCGTACAGGTCACCGCTGATGCGGTTCGCCAACTGCGCTTCAGCCACTTCCATACGACCGTCAAGGAGGTCAATGATCGCTTCCTTGCCGCTGTTCTGGATCATCTCAAGGCCCGAGATTGACACAGCACTTGCGTACTGCTTGATGCTGAACTGGGCCGCCGAGATGGGCGAGTTCTGACCGACGTTCAACACTTCGTAACCCGAATAAGAATTCGTGTTATTGGTCGTGTTGTCGTTGTACATGATTTCCTGAAGGATCACGTTACCGCCCGAGAACGTCTTGACGTTCCCGCGCTCCTTCAGGCGACGAAGCAACGCATTGTTGTTCGTCACGTTATCAGCGAGTTCACCACTACGGCTCTGAATGTTAGTAGCAATGATGTCGCTGATACTGGAGTTTGCAAAAGACATTTAATTACTCCTTATCAGTTAATTACAACCGCGAACTGGATTCATCAAACGCTTCCTCCAGTAGAGCGCGGCGACTATGTGCTTTGGGAGCCGTGTTGGTTCCGGGTGTAGAACCTCTGACGCTGACCGCTGCTGCTCGGGCGGCTTTCGCTGCCCTGTTTTTCTCTTGGGCCTGTTTAGCAGCCACTTCTGCCTGTCGGGCTGACTGCACGCGATTAAACAAGTCCTCATTAAGGCGAATAGCCTTATCGTAAGCATCTTCCAATGTTTCTGCCACTCCGCTCTGGAGTAACTGAATCATTGTCGGACGCGCTTCCTCAAAATGTTCCGCTTTGTCGGCGAAACTGTTGATTTCGGATAGCAAGGTTTGGTTCTCTGCCATTTCCTGCTGTTGTTTCCAGCCCATGACCTCGCCACGGACGTTATTCAGTTCGTTCTGTAACTGCCAAACGAGCGGATCAACCGTGGTCTGCGGCTGCTGACCAGCCTGACCTGTTGCGTTGAGGTTGATGCCGTACTGCGCGGCAAGGTTGACGAGGTATTGGTAACGCTGGTCGGGCGGGGCGGTGCGTAGCGTGTAATCGGCCTGTGCCAACGCTGCGACAGCCTGTTCGGGCTTGAGTCCAAGACCCTGAATGGTCGGAAGGTATGGCTCAAGCGCCTGATTCATCGCATCGGCAAACTGCGCCTTGGTCAAGAGCGGTTCCACGCCCTTTCGCATCTGTTCTTCTCGCTGCCATGCGTATTCGCGCATTTTGGGGTCAGCCGTCATCCAAACATCGTGGTAATCCTTCTTCCACGACGCGGGCGGCTTGGCCCAAACGGGTTCTTCGGCGGGTTCTTGCGATTCCGGCGCGGGCTGCGACTTGGCGGCAAAACGGCCCTTATTGTCACGGCCTGACGGGGCTACATCGTCACCGCGTTCTGCGGCCTCAAACTGCTGCGCCAACAGTTCCTTGCGGTCTGCGGCCTCAACTTCCGGGGTTGCCGGTGTGGTTTCGGTCTGATCCATAAAAGTCACCTGTTCCTGTGGGGATTGTTAGTGAACCGTAGGTCATCGCGCAGACGAGCCATGATCTTTGTGGCCTCGGCGTGAGTCATATTCGCTAATTGGTGCCGTAGCACCTCTACCCGCTGGTTTTTCTTGCCCTGTTTTGGGCCATGCTTCAGCGGGTCTTCGTTGCCGACCTCAATGCAGTTGTTCGCCTTGAGGTGGCGACGGTGTTGCTCGCGGGACGTAATCATCCGACCGTCAATCATGGACTTGTACGGCTTAAATTCGGGGAATAGGTAGTGATAACGCCCTTTTTCGTCGCGTTTCTTCTCTACCATCTCGCCGTCAACGTAAACCCATGTCCGTTTCATAGCAGTAACAATACGTCCTCGTCATCCATTTCGCGGTGTTCGCGGTAAATCGCTTCCACTCGCTCCAAATCGGTCAGTAATCGGTTCCAATCTATCGTCGGTTCGGCAGTTCGGCGTGCTTTGGCCTCTACATAAGGCTTAACAAGTGCCGCTGCGACCGTTGGTCTACCTTCTACTAGTTCCTCGTATACCTCTATCAGTTCGCGCTTGCGTCTTTCCCGCGCTTCTTGCTCGTCTTTCCACTTTTTAGTGCGCTTTTTGTCGCCTTCGTGCGAGTCGCCCGTGACGATGACGATGGGGGTGACACTAGGTGTGACATCTCCGACGCTTGTCGTCGCTTCCACGCCGGTAAGCCCGAAGGATGGCGTAGATTGGACTTGGCCCAACGCGCCATTCGCGCCCACGCCCGATAGAGCGACTGTAATTTCATCGGCTTCGTCTCCAATTTGTCCGGTAGCGGTGACGCCCGTAAGGCCCGCCTCAACGCTTGCTCCGACGTTACCCGTCGCTCCCGTCGCGCTTTCGCCGCTGATTGCGCGGGTTGCTTGCGCGGTGAGCGTGCCGGTTTCGCCCGTGGCGGTTTCTCCGACGAGGGCATCGGATCGGGATACGCCAAGGTTACCAACGCCGCCAGTTCCGACATTGCTGGTGACCGGGAGACTGTCCCATTGCGCGTCATCCCAAGTACCTGTGTCCCACGGGCCTTTCGCCACGGTTCATCACGCGATACGAAGAAGGGCGGTGGTCGCGTCGTTCGTCGGCATGGTCAGAATAAAGTTACCGCTCGTCACGGTCTGACTGCCAAACGTATACACGGCAACGGCCTTGTCTCCCTGCGTGCTGTTGTAAATAAGGACGGCATCAAAGGCGGTGGTCAGCGTGACGCTTGAATACGTCAGCGAGGCCGAGGGCGTCCAATACGCCGTCGTACCGCTAGAGGTCGGGGCTGTGGCGTTCGTGACGGTAATGCCGCCCGCCGAGTAACCTGCTCCTGATACTTCACCCGTGGTGCTGTAAGTTTGCGTGCCAGCGTTTAGCGTAGCCGAGGCGAGGAACAGCGCCGCCTTAAACGTATCCTTTGCCGTCGTGGCGCGGGTCGGCGGGGTGCCGATTGCGTGAACGCCGCCAAGGATTTCTACCTTGAACGAGGTACACATTGCCTGTGTGTTAGCCATTGAACTTCTCCAATTCTGGGAATAGCGCGGGGACTTGCTTTAAGTGGACATGAACCGACCTGTGGACAAGTTCATTCTCAAACCAGTATTCCACCCACTTTGTAAATTCGTGGTCGTTCTCAATTGCGCCTTCCTTCTTCACAAGGTCGGTTTCATCCATCTCGCCACGGGTTGTCTGTACGGTCGCCATTACTGCGGCCTCATCTGCGGTGCCATCTCTACGGTCTGCTGCACGGCTTCCACGCCCACCGCACGCCCATCAGGGCCACGGATGATGCGCTTCGGAGCCGTCAGCGACGTAAGGGCAGCACGGATGCCCGACATACCCTCAGACTGCGCGGAGGCCATGTTCTCGTACAGCATGGCAAGGCGATCCATCGCGGCCTTGACCTCTGCGCCCATGTCCTGCACCACGCGCTCTGTGACCTGCTGCTGCGCTTCCAGCATCGGGATGTCCAAGCCGGGGTTGGCCTGAATACGCGCCACCATGACCTTCGTAGCAGCGTCCAGTTCGGCCTTGAACCGCTCCATCTGCTCTTTCTGTTGGAGTTCCTGCGCCTTGAGTTGCGCCTCAAACTGCTGCTTCTGCTGCTCCAACGCAACTTCCTGCTGCATCTTGGCCTGTTCCATTTGCATCTGCGCTTGCGTCTTGGCAGCGTCGGCTTGCATTGCCATTTGCGTTTTTTGCATCTCGGCTTGCACTTGCGCTTGCGCGGCTTCGGCCTCTGGGTTGCCTTTTGGCTGTGCGGCAGACTGTTTCATTTGCTCCAACGCCTGATCCAACGACCCTTCAAGCGGGCGAGCGGTCTTGAACGCCTGTACGCCAAACTTGAGCAGGTCAACCATGACCGGCACCATCTCGGGAGCGTTTTGGCCCACGGGCAGGGCTTGCTGCAAGAAGCCACCGAACGCTTGCAAGAACTCCAGCCGGTCGCGCTTGTTCTGCATCTCATCAATCTGCACAAGGCTGTCGGCAGCGATGTCAATGCGGAAGTTACGCAGCGGCTTGTTCTGCAACAACTGGAGGGCTTGCGGGATCAACTGCTGATCCTGCTCGCTCATCTGGTTGGCAGCGGCGTACTCCAAAATGGTCTTGGGCTGGTACTTGAGGCACATGATCTGCGCCTTGAGCCGAATAACCTCTGTGGCGAATAGCGCCACATCCTCCTGCATAGAGCGTAGGCGTAGCCCTGCGTATTGGCCCTTGATCTGCTGCGCGGTCGCCGTCTCACTTGCAGCCGACTGACCACGGATGATGTCGGCGATGCCGGTGATCTCGTATATCTGGCCCTTGATGTCAGCGCGGGCTTGATAGCATTGCAGCAGGGCTTGGGCGAGCGTGTCCAACGGGAGCAGGTCAATGCTGCCTCGTAATCCACCCTTCTCGCTAAACGCCGCCCACTTGTCCACCGGGATCAGGGCGTTGTTGTCGCCCTCGGTCATCAAACGCTGGAGGGCGGGCTGCGATGCGTCATACACGCCACGCACACGCAGCGCCTTGACCAAGCCATCAATGCGGTCGGACAGAATGTCCAACTCCATCGCCTGATCTTGGTACAGCACAAAGTCGGGAACCGGGACAAGGTTGTCCGAGGTCGTGGTCGCGTATAGCGGTTTCGGGCACGGGAAAAAGCCCTCAAGGCCGAGCGGGTCGTCGCGCACGTCAATGACCTGCGGCATACCCTTACAGAACCAGTAGACCTTCAGCGTCTCCTTGTCCCACAACTCACATATCTTTGCGAGGTTCTGTTGACGCTTGCTGTCGCGGTAGGCGTTTAACTGATCTGGCCCCTGATCCATCGGGATGCGACGGGCCATCTCATCGCCAAAGCGTTCAGCGAGGGCTTCGCGGGTCATGTAGACCCAGCGCCATACCTGTCCGACTTCTTCCCACGTTCGGGCCTGTGAGTGTCCAAAGTCCTTCCAATGGACGTAATCCACCGGGGCGCACTCGTAGTCAATTTCTTCTAGGTCGGGTGGCGCACCCTCACCGCGCTCAATGTCCTCGGTGACTTGGTAGCCATCGTCCTCCACGCCAATCGGGCTAACGTGCGGTTCATAACGCACCCATGCCACGCCGCGACCGCCGAGGAACCGATCCTCTACGCAATAGCGCATCGTGGAGCGGAAGTCGGGGTAATGCTCAATCTCAAAGTCCAACGCCCGTTCAATGAGGCTTGCGGCGACACGGCCTACTTGGTCGTTGTCACCGAAGCGGCGGGATACGTCGGCCTTCGGAAGTTTGGCGTAGACAGCGGGGATCAGCGTTTGGACGTTGCTCCAAAGGATATTGAACTTCGCCGTCTCATTGCCCGACTGTCCCCGCGTATCGTCACGGTAACGCTTGATGAGTTTTTTGGTACGCGCTTGCCACTTGGCAAACTCGTTGTCGTACTGCCCAATTAGGCGCAAATACTTCTCAAGTTCTGAACTGACCGGCTGTTCCATTACGCTTTATTCCTTGCGCTAATTGCCTTCGCCTTGGCTTTTGCGTCCTCTTTGCTAGACGCGCCCCATGCGCGGAGAGCGAGGGCGAGGCGGGTCGGCTCACCGTTCTTTTCCATCGGCCCCGGCATGTTGCCCATGCGGGCGAGGAACGATGCGCGGCGTGGGTTGTCGCCTGACTTCACGGGAGGCTTGAGCGTCCCGCCTGTCTCGGCTTTATAGGAAGCACGACCCTTGGCGTTTAGACCGCCCTTCGGGTTCTTTCCCTCGCTACGCTGCCACGCTGCACTCATGCGTAACCTTTGTTCTCTGGTTTGGCAGTTTTGGCGGCTTGCTTAAAGTCAGCAGCGGTTGGACGGCCTTCCTCGCCGGGGCGCTTCATCCGCTCACCGCTACCGGCAGCAATGCGCTCGCGTTTAGCGAGAATGTGAGCGTACAAACCTGCTTTGCGTCTGCCGTCCATTAGGCGCTAAAGAGGCCAACGGCAAGCACCGTCGCGCCCGCTCCCGTCGTGATCTTCCACGGGCCAGTCGCAGCGGCTACGTTGAGTTCAAGGCTGTAAACACCAACAGGCGTGTTTGCCGCCATCGTTAGGATGGTCGTGCTGCCATCAATAACGCTCAACGTGCTAGTGCCGGTTGCCGTGACGGTGACAACGATGCGGTGCAGGTAATCGCCCGCAGCGCCCGTGCCACCCAAAACCTGCGCGGTCTGCGAGGCGGCAACCGTCTCATACGCATACTTGTAGGGATTTAGAACTCCGCTCATATTCTCGCTCTCCGGGGCGAACGGTCATGCGCCGCCCACATATCGTTAAGGGTGACCTGATTTTGCGGCCCGACGATCAACGCCTTCGGTTCCAGCGGGGTGACATTCGTCGGCTCTTGTCGCCACGCAATCGCTAACATCCGAAAGGCATCAGCAGGGTGACTCGTCCAGTCGTGACGAGGTGTATGCCGAAACGCCTTTTTGTCCTCGTCGTATTCTCGCTGATATTGCCTCAAGGCTTCAATACCATCTTCACAGCGTTTGTCAAACCATACTCGTGGGAGCATCTGACGTACCGCTTGGATACCGTCCTGCACCGAGAGGTCAGGCACGATGGCAAGTTTGCTGATCCCGAGGAACTCGGCTAACTGCTCAATGATGCTTTTGCCGCCTGATGCGAGCGTCTTGGCCTTGGCGTCATGCGGGAGCCAATGCTTGCCGTATCGGTATCCTCGGTCACGGATGATGCCCGCGAGGTCAGCGATGGACGCACCCGAGATGCTGAAGAAGTCCACGAGGTGAATCTCACCGCCCACGACCTGATAGAACCAGCACGCGGTGTCGTCCTTGTAGCCCAAGTCCCATGCGGTATGTACAGGTAAATGCTCGTCCACGGGGACAAAGCCGATACGGCCTTGATCCTGCGCCTCGCGCAACTCTCGCCCGTAAAAAGCACCGAGGATGGCAGCCTCAAAACTGCACTCGTACTCCTGTAGGTACTGATCCTCGGTCAACTGCGCTCTAGCGGCGGCTAACTCCGATTCCGGGAGTAGCCGGGACTGACTTGCCGGTAGGCGCAACAGGAACCATTCCTCGGGGCTGCGTTGGGCGGTCTGATATATTTGCCAAAACTGATTCTTGCCCTTTGGCGTACCCGCGAAAACGCACCATCCTTGCTTGTCTGACAGAGACGCTCTCAAGACGTTCCCGAATACGCTCGGTTTGAAGTCACCGTACTCGTCAAGATACAGGCCCGAGAAACCAAGGCCGCGCATTGCATCTGCGTTGTCTGCTCCAAATAGGCCGATCTTGGCCCCATTGGTTAGCGTAATCATCATCAACGTTTCGTTGACTTCTCTCGCAATCGGCGCGGAGTAATACTTGAAATAGTCAAAGGCGATACGCCGTGCTTGGTTCTGGTAGGGGGCGACGTAGCCGAATAGCCCATTGGGGGCTTGGTACATCGCGGCTGCCCGAATGATGTCGTTGACGGCTGCTACGGTTTTACCCGCACCTGCGGCGGTGGGCGACTAAACACGCCCACCGCTTGCTCCTATCGTGAAACGGCAGGAAAGCCCGCCGAGGGTTGTAGGGCAGCAGGATGTCAGTCAATCGGCTTGCCCCAACGGATTACTTGTTCTGTTTTCTGGGGGCCACCGTTTTCGCCCGTGACCTCCTGTTTGTCGCGCTGTCCGAGATACTGCTTTCCTAGCCATACAAGCATGGTCGTATTGCCAGCCTCGGCTGCCTCCCATTGGCGACGGCGCAACGACATCTTGCCGTTCTCCATTGCTCTTTTATATATGCCGCAAAACTTTTCGTCCCGCGTCAACGTATCAACGCTGCACCCGAGAAATGCAGCGATTTCCTCCTGCGTGCATTTCATTTTACCGAGGCGTTCAACGTCATCGTAATTGATCTCAAAAGGGGGCCGTCCACCCCCCTCACCTTGATGCCCTTGTTTTGGCAACCCGGTGCGTTCGCTTACCCGTGTTTGTGCGCGTTTAGCCATTGTCACGATTCAATTCGCTCAAATCTTAATTCAATGTTCCAAGGACGCAACAATTCTATCAGTTCTGGATGGTTTTTAGGGTTTTCACTTAAATGCTTTATTGCGGCAGGAATTAGTTTGTTTACCAAGCCTTCAGTCGCAACTTTCGTCAATGCTGATGGGGATGTGACCGTCAATACGTCTGTTGGGTTCGGTCTTTTTAACCAAGCAGCAACCCAGCCTGTCCACCCACGCACGATCTTCCAACAAGTAACGTCTTGCAGGGCGGCTTTTGATATCCATCGCTTGCCTTTAGATTTTCCCTTTTTCGGTACTTGATATGGGGTTGGCTTGCGTTTTCCGCCACCCGTGATGTTTGTCAGGTTGTCTAACCCTATGCTGACAATCCGTTCTTCCTCATGTTCGTATGCGGCATCTTCGTCCCAGAACTCGGCAACCTTTTGCTTAATGATTTCGTGCCCATCTTCCCAGATAGACCTAATTTTGTTGCATTTGTACGAGGGATACCCGTTTTGCGCTTCCTTTTCGTGTTCGTCTATGCGGTTTCCTTTCCCTTTGCCGACGTAAAAAACCTCGCCCGATCTAGGGTCTATCAGTTCATAGACATACCAAAGCGTCAGCGCGCGAATCATTAGCCCTTCTTCGGCATATTGCGCATGGCTGCCGCAAGTTTCTTGCCTTTGTCGGCTTGGTTGAAGTCCTTGGCTACACTCTGAGGTATGCCTACCCGTTTAGCGAAAGCGGGGTCGTGTGCCGCCGCAGCCATGAACCGTCGTTGTTTGTCGGAAGTGCTAGGCATAACTATCTGCGAGTAATAATAATTTCGTTTAGCGGAACATCATATTGGGGGAATGTTTCTCGCCGTTGTTGCGGGGTAAGGTTCCTTCGCTTTTCTACTAAAAACGCCTCTGCTTCGCCCCCTAACCGGCGATACAATTCGTAATCCGATTTTTCCTCTAACGTGCGTTTTAGGTCGTCAATTTTTCCAGCCGCAATTGCGCTTTCCTGCGTCTTTCTAAACACTTTATCGGTTTTCCGCAGAATTTTTTTCGCTTCTTCCGGCGGCATAATTTCCGCTGCGTTTCGCATGTCTGGGCGATCGGCTTCAATCATACGTTGCATACGGCGTACAGCGCCTTTAATCCAGAAATCACGGTTTGGCCCTGCCTTCGCGGGCATCTGCCACCCATATCCGTCCTCTGCCATTTGTCGTGAAATTTCAGAACCGTACTTATACCAATCTGACATTCTGGTTAGTTGACGCGGCTTGATGTTGTCTTTCCGTTGCAAATTTTCCAAGTGTTGCGCGTACTGCGCCCGGTAAGCGGCACCACTTAACGCGCTTGCCCTGCTTCTTTGTCCCAAATCACTTGAATATGGGGCATACCGACGTTGCATATCTTCTTGTAAAAACCTACGCGCAAGTGCTGGCATCCCGCCCCGGCCAAAGTCTTCTCTATGCTGAACGGCGTGCTGAAGTTCATGCAGCCCAATTGAGGTTAGATCGTCCGGTGATTGCGGGGCTGACTCTCCGAACATTACTGATTGAGTGTTCCGATTGTAAGCGCCAGTTGCCCTGCCTTCTAATGCTTGCTTTGTGCGAATAGTGGTTTGCTGACCGATTTCGGGATATGCCTCGTACAGCCCGCCGGGATGCTCAAAAGCCACATTTGCTGGCAACCCTGTTTCCGATTCTTGTGCCAATCGTGCGCCAACATCGCTAATTTCTTGCCGTAACCGATTATCAGGCGCTCGGAAGGTGCCTGTTTCGCGCCAAATTGTTTCCGGGTCTATCCCAGCCGCTTCCATTTCCTCGGCACGTTTGGCGGCGGCAGCGTCCCAAGTTCTTGCGTTTTCACCAATAAAAATGTCCCGTTTCCCAACGCCGCCACTTCTTATTGGATTGACCATCTCGCCAATGACCTCACCCGCTCCCAACGGGCCGCTCATCGCTTTCTGGCCTGTTTGGCGTAGGGCTTCGGCTAACACGGACGGGTCGCGCACAACGCCTTTAACGGTTTCGTAGCCCGCTTTAGCCGATCCGATAGGGTCGGTCACGATGCCCTTTAGCCCTTCCAACTGGTTGGTGATGCCTTCACCAAAGCCAATGGACAGGTTCTCTAGGTCGCGTCGGAGGTTTGGCGAGGTTGGTGCAGCCGTGACCGGGCCGGGCGTTGGGACAACCTCTGCCAGCCGCCGTCGGCGTTCCTGCTCGTACGCTAACGCAGCAGCAAGTCTGTTGCGATCAGCCGCCATATCACGAAAGGTTGGTCAGTTTGTAGCGTAGAGACAACACTTCGTCCACGACCGCATCAAACAGGTTGACGAGTTCGGGGTCTTTTGGAAGGACGTTGCGGATTTCGTCAAGGAACTCCAGCAGTTTGTCGGCGTAGGCTTTTGGCTCTTTGCTGAAATGCGCTTCCATGGAGTAGTTCGGGATCAGGCCATAGCGGCCCTGATACGCCTCGGCCCATGCGTCCACAAGGTCAACGATGGCCTCGTAGTAATGCCCAAGTGCCTTGTGCTGAGCGTAGGACTTGGTGGCAAGGTGCTGAAGGTGCGTGACCGTGGCGCTGTGAAACATCGTCACAACGAATAGCGCGGCTGACTTGTCGTGGCTTGCCATTACTGCATCATCTCGTAGAGTTTGGATTTCTTGGCCTTCCGCTTGGGCTTCTTGCCCTCGTCCTCGTCCTTTTCCTCGGCCTTTTCGTGCGCTTCGTTGTCGTCATCCAACGCATCAAGCGCCGCCATCAGTTTATCTTTGCGAGTGTCAGGCATGGAATTACCCCAAGAATAGGCTTCATTCCGAGGCTATAGCGTTTGTGATAAGGTTGCAACATGGACACGATTTCTGACGAATACCGCCAAGAACAAGTCAAATTGCACATGAACCCCAACTATGGCGTGGCGTCTATTGCCTTTGCGCCTCTTGTTGCGGAACTACTGCGTAACAACAAATGGCAGTCGCTCCACGATTACGGGGCGGGTAAGCAAAATCTCCGCAAGGCGCTGGAAGCCGAGAAACTGGAGATTGCGTATTCTGCCTACGACCCGGCGTTCCCCGAGTACGGTGAGCCACAGTCAGCCGACCTTGTGTGCTGCATTGACGTGTTGGAACACATAGAGCCAGATCGCCTAGATGCCGTGTTGGACGAGTTAATGCGTATCGTTAAGCGTTATGGTTTTTTCAGTATCCATACCGGGGCGGCGGTCAAGGTGTTATCGGACGGCAGGAACGCCCACCTGATCCAAGCCCCGCCCTCTTGGTGGCTCCCGCACCTCTGCAAGCGGTTTGAGATTTTGCACCTACAGGCGCACCGGCTCATGGGGCCGGGGTTCTGGGTATTGGTTAGCCCTCTTGAGGGCCACACGCCTCCAGCCAGCGACCGATAAGTTCTATCACTGCGACCTTTGCGTCACGGGCGACGTAGAACTCTCCCCGAGGTTCAAATATCTCGGCGAATTTCTCTTGGCTAGGGCGTAGTTTGCCGTCCTTGACCTTGATCTCTACCCAACACACCCAGAGCCGCCCGTCAGGAAGCGGGCGAGTAACAAGCCTATCGGGAACATAACCTGCCCCGGCAAAGTCGTGGACGGTAAACCCTGCCGCCGTCAGGGCTTGCCCGACCTCGCTGTCGTTTCCGTCTCGGCGTCTCGCGTATCTCATCGGTTTGCGATCAATAGCAGTAGGTACATCAACACCGCATCCATCAACGTCCCGTTCAGGAGTGTTGTCGTGAGATAACACACCGATGCGACGATCAGGGTGGGTAACCAACTCATCGGTTAGAGTTCGGCGGGGTGATTGTCATTTTCCAGCCTTTCGGGGTCTTCACAAACCCTACCGCTTTCAGTTGCTCGGGAGTACGGCAATTACCGTCAATTCTGCGGTGCTTGCGTAACGTCTCGGGTGTCACGAACGTCTGCTTGCACTCCCGACATACCCTGATCTTCTTCGGTAATGGCGTGGTGTTTCTCAATAGCACGAGCGAACTCATAAACTGCTTTATAACAAACTAGACCGGGCCATAGGGCCGCGATCTCGTCATCCGTGAGCGGCTTTTGCTTTGAGCCTGTCAATGCCGTTTTTCCCAAAAAAGCACCATACCATCGCCCGTAAACCCGGATCACCCAGAACGTCAGCAGCGTTAGCCGAGCGTAAGTGTAACGCGACCGTATCCTTGAGCCACACCATGTAGTCCTGCGTATTCGGGCCGGGTTCTACGGTGTACCTCGCCCACAGCGCGTCACAAAGTTTTAAGCGATTGAAAGGCGTCGGTGGTTCTTGTTCCCAACCCTTTGCGGCGTAGGCTTTGGCGTTCTCAAACCATGACTGGTCAGCCGCCATTTGTTTTTCAGACTTAACGGGTTTTTCGCCAAACGCCGGTTTTGTTTTTTTCAGGTCAAACAACCCTTGCCATTGGTTGCTGATGGACTGATCTACCACCGCTGCCTGATCATCACCATACCGCTGAAGTTTTAACTTCATGGCCTGTTCCGAAGCCGGTTTGATCGGCTTACGGATAGCAGTTCGGTATGCCTTCCATCTTTCCCATGCTTCGGTATCTAGTTCCTTCACCTCTTACCCCCTATGACTATTGGTGAACTCTGCACGGTATAGGGAAAAAGCACCTATACGGAATCGCGCAGAGTATTGATGACTATTGGAGCCACCCTGCTGTCGGCTACTTTTCACGGGTTTCCCCGCTGTGATTCGCGCTTCCCGACAATACGCTGCGCGCCTAGAGGCTCACCACCCCGGTCTAGGTTTAAGTTGGCTCTGCGCGTTGTTTCCCCGTCCAGAGCAATCAACCGAGCATCTGGCGTGGTGGGGTGGTTGACAGGACTAGAACAGTCAGTCAGACTTCCATCACGCTTAAAGTGCAATTTCAGCGTAAGGCCGCCGACCGGCCACGTCAAGCCCCCGTGGTCCCCCTTCGGGGGTTTGTCGTTTCTGGCCTCCGCAAACCGCATTAGCGGGCCTTTGGGGGCTTTACCAGCCCTGCCTTCAATTGCCACAACCGAGCCGCCGGGATCGCCCCAGAGCGCACCCATTGGCTAACTGCGCCTTTTGTCACGCCAAAAGCCTTGGCGACCGCCTGTTGGCTACCGTACTTGTTTATCAATTTCTGGATGTTCATCGCCGGGAGTTTAGACGCTTAAACTTTTTTTCGCTAGGGGTGTTGACAAGGCTGTTTAGTTTGCTAAACTGGCCTCGTTGACAGAAACAACGCATCCACAGACAGGAAAGCATAATGAACAATTTAACTGACATACTTGCAAATGTTGAAGCCAACGCAATAACAAATTTGGCGAATTGCAGATTGTTTGACGTAAACGTGCCACAACATCAATACCGCATCGTAATCAACGGTTATCAAGTTTCTGCATATGCGTTACTTTGCAGCGGTCGCGCGAAATTAAAAAATTGGGCAACCGTTCGTTGGTATCTCAATGGCATGCCTGTTTCCCGCATAAATCTAATTAAAACACTTACAAAGGGGGCGGCGTAAGCCGCTTCTCACAACAGGAGCAACAGATATGTCTCACACCGCTACCACAGAACTCTACTTACTCGGCACCTACTGGTGCGTAGAAATTGATTTCCACTACGACGCTTACGACAACACCGAAGAACTAGAAATAGAAGCCGTGTGGCTGATTGGGTATTACCCCGAGGCTGACGGTAACGAATACGTCTCCTGCCGCATTAAGGCTGACAAGTATGCGCTGACCGGCGCTGAAGAAGCCGTGTTAGAGAAAGCCGTGCGCGACTACATTGCCGCATCGGCCCGCGAAGCGTTTGACGATTCCCATTCCTACGAGGACTGACCCATGCGAAACATAGATCGTTTCATCATCCTTGCGATTGCGTTAACGGTTGTCATGTTGATTTCCGCGACCGTAGACAAATGCGACGGCGGTTGCACGGTTGCGGAGGACGCACGCAATGGAAACTAACCCTTGGGACGATGACGGCAGTTGGTGGCATCAGCAGGATTTAGAACTACAGCAGCGGGACGAAGAAGAACGGATTGAACGGTGCAACGCCGCACTCGCTGAACTGACCAGCATTATTAACGAAGAACTGACAAAGGTGGGCTATGAGCGAATTACTAAAAATTAACGTCAATGACCATGTGGAGAAGAAGGGCAACCTGTCTTATCTGTCATGGGCGTGGGCATGGGCCGAGGTGTTAAAGATTGACCCGGCTGCTCGGTGGTACGCACACGAATACGGTGATCGGCCCGCAATGTATCTTCCAGACGGCAGCGCGATGGTTAAGGTGAGCGTGACAATCAAAGGCGACACTAAAACGTGCGTGTTGCCGGTGATGGACAACCGCAACCGAGCGATCCAGAACCCGGATGCGTTTTCGGTCAACACCGCGATCATGCGTTGCCTTGCCAAGTGCATCGCCATGTTTGGCCTTGGCCTTTACATCTACGCGGGCGAGGACTTGCCGGAAGGGTCAGCGCCACAAGTAGACCCCGACCTTATCAACCTAATCGGGGGTGCAAACTCGCTGGACGAACTGACCAAGTTGTTTAAGCGGCTCACCAAAGAGCAGCGCATGACGCACATTGATGCGTTTACCGCCCGCAAGAAGGAACTGACCGGGCCGGAGGCCGCATGACTCACGATGACATCATCCGCATGGCGCGAGAGGCAGGAGCGGCGACAGGCCGCCACAGTCCACACCAAAAAAAGGAATCAATCATGCCGTTATGTATGGACGTTGAACGATTCGCCGCCCTCGTTGCCGCAGCCGAGCGGGAAGCGTGTGCAGAATTGTGTGACGACCTTGCAGATTTATGGGATGACGATGGACACCCCGGAAAAGCGGCGGGAGCAAGAATGTGCGCTTCGGACATCCGCGAAATAAACAAATGAAAAAAGCAATAGTCACCGACCGATTACAGGGCGGCACGATGGAACAGCGCACCGAAGAATGGTTTGCCGCACGCCTTGGCAAAGTGACCGCCAGCCGCGTGGTTGACTTGATAGCCAAGACCGCCAAAGGCTATGGCGCATCACGCGAGAACTACATGGCGCAGTTGATCTGCGAACGCCTCACGGGCAAGCCCACCGAAATGTTTAGCAACGCCGCGATGGAGTGGGGGACGGAGCAGGAACCCCACGCTAGGGCCGCATACAGCGCCAAGACAGGCGAGTTGGTGGAGGAGGTGGGGTTTATCCCGCACCACGACATACCCGGCTCTGGCGCGTCTCCTGACGGGTTTGTGGGTGAGGGGCTAATAGAGATTAAGTGTCCAAACACGGCTACGCATTTGGAATACGTCCTTGCGGGTAAGCCGCCCGAGAAGTACGTCACCCAAATGCAATGGCAGATGGCGGTGACAGGTGCGCCGTGGTGTGAATTCTGTAGTTATGACCCACGCCTACCCGAGCATCTGCAACTGCTGATCGTGCGTGTGGCGCGTGACGCTACACGCATCGCGGAGTTAGAGGCCGAGGTGCGTAAGTTCCTCGGTGAATTGGAAAGTAAGGTTGAGCAATTACAAAAGGTGAAACTGTGAACAATCAATACGACAACAGCGGTGTCCTCTTTAAGAACGACAAGGGCGACAACCCAAAGCGTCCTGACTACCGAGGCAGCATCGCGGTCGCGGGCGTGGACTACAACATCTCGGGCTGGATACGCGAGAGCAAGAAGTCGGGCGACAAGTTCCTGTCGCTGAAGGTAGAACCCAAGACCGCCGCGAAGGGCGGCCCACGCAAGGCCGAGCCGAAAGTCCCGGCGCAGAAACAGATTACCGAGGACAATTGGAGCGATCTGGATGAACCCTTCTGACTTTGAGTCAAGGTTCCGAGCAAGTCGCCCTGCGGAGATCGTAGTGGCGACTTACTTGCTCAACATCGGGCATACGGTGACGTTACCTAAACGCCGCATGGCTAAAGACTTTGCCGACCGAGCAGAGTACGCAGACAAGGGTGACATCTACGCCTCGGGCAAGCGGATAGAAGTTAAGCACGTCAAACACGATTTTGATTATCAGGCATGGCCCTTTGAGTACGCTGCGATCTGTGCGAAGAAATCATTTGACGCGGCTGATCCACGCCCTGACTACTACTACATCGTCAACAAAAGCATGACCGTTGCGGCCCTTGTAGATGTTGCAACGACACGCCCCGAGTGGCTGATCCGACGTTTACCTGACCGCCAACGGGGTTACGATTACGATGTTTATGCGTTGATGCCCGAGTATCTCGGCTGGCGCTACTTAAACTTTGAGGAAAAACTGTGAAGGTATTTATCGGTTGGGACAGCCGCGAGGACATCGCGTATCAGGTATGCCGCAAAAGCCTACTGAAGCACTCCTCTATCCCGCTGGACATCCAGCCCATCAAGCAATCAGAACTTCGGGAGCGTGGACTTTACACGCGGGAGTTTGATCCGCTTTCGTCTACGGAGTTTTCGTTTACCCGCTTCTTGACCCCATACCTCGCCGGATACAACGGCTGGGCGGTGTTTGTAGACTGCGACTTTCTTTTCCGGGGGGACATTGCGGGACTGATGGACTACGCCGACGGGGCAAAAGCGTGCTTTGTGGTACAGCACGATTACAGGCCGTTTGAAAAGGTCAAGATGGACAACAAGGCGCAGCATCAATATCCACGAAAGAACTGGTCATCGTTCATGTTTATGAACTGTTCGCACCCCGAGGTCAAGGCGTTGACACCCGATGTCGTGAACAAGGAGAGTGGAATGTTCCTGCACCGTTTTGAATGGCTAAAGGACGAGTCCATCGGCTCCTTGCCGATAGCGTGGAACTACCTTGAGGGGTGGCATACCAAAGACCATTGCCCCAACCCTATCGCTGTCCATTTCACTCGCGGTGGCCCGTGGTTCCGCGACTACATGGAAGTGGAATACGCCCGTGAGTGGCTAGAGGCCAGCGCGTGAAACGTATCTTTGCCAAAGGCACTACGCCAGAGCAGTTAGCCAATGCGGCGATCCGCATGGTGCAAGGGCTATCGTCTGACAAGACGTGGGCGATAGAGATTACCGAGTGGAAGAAGCCCCGCACCAATCAGCAGAACGCCTTTCTCTGGGGCGTAGCGTACCCCGCAATCCTTGAGGGCGGCGGTGAGGCATTAGCAGGTTGGACACGCGATGACCTGCACGAATACTTCCTCGGAGAGTGTTTCGGTTGGGAAATGCTGGAAGGGTTTGGGCGTAAACGTATGCGACCGCTCAAACGATCCTCGGCGCTGACCAAACAAGAATTCAGCGAATACCTCACATTCCTTGAGAGCCGCTGCATAGATATGGGTATAACTATACCGGAGCCGGTGTATGAGTCTGCGAACTGAAGCCAAGGGACGTAACTGCATGGTGCGCCTCCCTAACATCTGCAACTTCAACAACGAAACGACCGTGCTGGCGCATTACCGGCTTGCAGGAATTAGCGGCATGGGCATCAAGTCTGATGACTTGATCGGCGCGTGGGCGTGTAGTGCGTGCCACGACGCGATTGATCGCCGCGCCAACACCGACCTTGACCGCGACTATGTGCGCCTTGCCCATCTTGAGGGCGTGGTGCGTACCATCGTTACGTTACGCAAAGAGGGGTTGGTGTGAGTTTTGTCGTAGACACGCCGTACACCACGGCCTACGTCCGTAATGAGTTCCTGTACGATCAACAGAGCGGGTTTGACAAATTCACGCTTTGCACCGTGTTTGGGTTTCGCGCTGAACCCGCCCGAGTGCCGATGTTCCAAGTGATGCTAGAGAACGGCGCACAATGGGCCAGAATCCCGATCCATGCGCTTTGCACTAAACCCTGCGAACCGCTCTCGCTCAACCTGTCTGTGTGGTGGGACTCGTTTAGCCGACATTGCGAGGTGCGCGAGATGCAGATGCTCCGCAATCACCGCGTAGAGGCGTTGGGCCGCGATAAGGTCATGCGTGCGGGAACGTACCTA